TCCTGGGCAGATGTCGAGCCCGAGGAACATGCCATCGCCTTCACTGTGGCCAAGGCGATGGAAATCGACGTGCTGGAGGCGATCCGGGGCGAGGTGCAGAAAGCGCTCGACGAGGGGCTGACCTTCGCCACTTTCCAGAAGAACTTCCGTGCCAATCCGCGACTGGCGGAGTGGTGGGGCAAACGCGCGATGGTGGATCCGGTCACGGGCGAGCTGGTCGAGGCGCAACTGGGCAGCCCGCGCAGACTGCGCACGATCTACAATGCCAACTTGCGCTCGGCCAGGGCGGCGGGCCAATGGGAACGCATCGAGCGAACGAAGGCCTCGTTCCCTTACCTGGAATACATGCTCGGCCCGTCCGAACATCATCGCCCGCACCATGAGGACAAAGCGGGCACCATCCTGCCGGTCGATAGTCCATTCTGGGACGAGTGGATGACACCCAACGGATGGGGCTGCAAATGTTGGGTGCGGCAGATCACCCGGCGCGAAGCCGAGCGGCGCGGGATCTCGGCCGAACCGAAGGTGCGGGACACAGTTTGGACAAACCCGCGCACCGGAGAGGCCCTGATCGTGCCCGAGGGGATCGACCCCGGCTGGCAGCGCAATCCGGGAAAGCAGCGTTCCCAGGCGATCGAGGCGATACTGAATGGCAAGCTGGCGGCACTGCCCCCCGAGATCGCCCGCGTCGCCGCCCGCGACATCGCCACCAGCTGGCGCGCCGCTCGTGTGCTGCAGGGGGCAGCTGGTGGCGCGGTTCCGGTGGGCGTTCTGCCAACTGCGGTGGCCGAGCAGGTCGGCAGTCCTGGAACCGTGGTGCAGATGACCGATAGCTATGGCACCAAGTTCGTGTCGCGGGATCGGGATGTGACCGTCGAGGTCTTGGGCGTTCTGGAAGACGCGCTGTGGACCGGGCAGATGGCGGTCGAGAAGACGGCGCAGGGCTCCAGCCTCGTGGTCTTTAGCCGCGGCGAGCGGCCCTGGCGTTTCGTGCTGAAGCTGCTGCCCGAGCGGGGAGAGATCTGGGTGCAGACGATCCATCGCACCAAACCGGGAAAATGGCTGTCCTTTACCAAACGCGATGGTGTTACGGTGGTGAGGGAATGACGCGCCCGGATGGTCGGTCCCCCATCGCAGCCACATGGTCGGCTGGCTGATCGTTTGGCTCGGGCGCAGGAACAAGATAACCTGGGCGTGCCGCAAATTCAATGTGGACCCGCCGCCCCGGGCGCAACATGCGCTCAGAGCGCCGTTGAATACCCATTGAAGGGGGTTGCGCCTTCCCGACGTCCCGACATAGCCTGACCAGAAGTTGCCGCTCAGCGGCGCGCTGAGAGGCGAACCCCCCACCGAACGCATTCAAGGCCGATTTGCCCCGCGCCACCCGCCATTGTCGGCGCATGGTGACACGTTCTCTCCCCTCCCTCGTGGGCCTCGCGCTCAATTTCGAAACCGGCGCCGCACCGGACTTGGTGCAGCTGATCCCGGCGGGTCCGATGATCCGGGGCCGCGATGGCCGTGAGTGGCGCCTTGCTGATCCGCAAGCGGTGGTCGATCGCTTCGATCCCGCGAAAGAGCCGCAAATCGACATCGAGCATTCCTCGCAGCTGCTGGCCCCTAACGGGATGCCCGCGCCCGCCGTCGGCTGGATCAAGGAGCTGGCCGTGCGCGATGGCGCGATCTGGGGGCGTGTCGAGTGGAATGCGGAAGGTGCTGCGGCCGTCACCAGCCGCGCCTACCGCTATCTGAGCCCGGTGTTCACGTTTTCGGCCACCACCCGCGAGATCGACCGGATCGTGAGCGTCGGGCTCACCAATTCCCCAAACCTTGAAATGGCCGCATTGAATGCCGCCGAGCAGAAGGAGACTGCCGACATGGTGGACCCCACCATTCTTGAGGCGCTGGGCCTCAAACCCACCGCAGACGTTGCGGCCACGGTGCTGGCGATCAACAGCCTGAAAGAGACGCGTCAGACGGCGCTGAACTCGGCCCAGTCGCCGGACCCTGCGAAGTTCGTGCCGATCGCGGACCATCAGCTGGCGCTCAACCGCATCGCCAGTTTCGAGGCGGAAGACAAGACGCGCGCCGAGGCCGAGATCGAGACCGCGATCAACTCGGCGATCGAGGCGGGCAAGATCGCGCCCTCGTCGCGCGACTTCCATATGGCGGCATGTCGGGCCGAGGGCGGGCTGGAGCGGTTTCGCAGCTTCGTCAGCGCCGCGCCGGTGATCGTCAAGCCCTCGGGCCTTGACGGCAAGCGGCCCATGCCGGGCGATCTTGCCCTGAACGCGGAGGAGAAAGCCGCTGCCATCGCGCTTGGCATCTCCTTCGAAGACTACGCCAAGGCCAAAGAGGAGTAACCCAGATGATCGTCACCGCAGCTGCCCTCGCGGCGCTTCAGGTCGGCTTCAAGAAGTCGTTCCAGGACGCGTTCAATGCGACCCGCCCGAACAGCGATTATACCAAGGTCGCAACCGTCATCACCTCGACGTCCAAATCGGAAACCTATGGCTGGCTCGGCAAATTCCCGAAGATGCGGGAATGGGTCGGCGACCGTGTCATCAAGGACATGGAAGCCTTCGGCTACACCATCACCAACAAGGACTTCGAAAGCACGGTCGGCGTCGATCGCAACGACATCGAGGACGACAACCTCGGCATCTACGCGCCGCTGTTTGCCGAGATGGGCCTTTCGGCGGCCCAGCAACCCGATGACCTGGTGTTCTCGCTGCTGAAAGCCGGGGCGAGTTCGCTCTGCTATGACGGGCAGTATTTCTTCGACACCGACCACCCGTCCTATGACGAGACCGGCGCGGCGACTGTTGCATCGAACATCGACAGCTCGGGCGGTACCAACCCCTACTGGTATCTGCTGGACACCTCGCGCCCGCTGAAGCCGATGATCTTCCAGGAACGCAAGAAGGCGCAGTTCGTGGCCAAGACCGACCCCGCCACGTCGGACACCGTCTTCATGTCGAAGAAGTTCATCTACGGGGCGGACGCGCGGTCGAACGCAGGCTTTGGTCTGTGGCAGATGGCCTATGCCTCGAACGTCGCGCTGGATGGCGACAGCCTGGATGCCGCGATCGAGGCCATGCGGTCGCTGCGCGACGTCAACGGGCGCCCGCTGGGGATCAAGCCCTCGATGCTCGTTGTCGGCCCGAAACTGCGCTCGGCCGCGAACAAGGCGGTCAAGGTCATGCTGAATGACGGCGGCGGTTCGAACGCGAACTACAACGCGGTCGATGTTCTCGACACGGATTGGGTGGCGTAACATGGCGGATCTGATCAAGGTTTCGGCGCGCGCGCCCTCCGGGTTCTGGCGTGCCGGTCGCTTCTGGCCCCACGAAGGCAAGATCGTCGACGTCCGGGAACTGGGCGAGGACACCGTCAAGCGCCTGTTGGACGAGCCGCAGCTGCATGTGGCGCCCGCACCCGACGGGGCCACCGCCGCCCATGAGGACGAGGCCGCGACCGCCGAGGCGATCAAGGCCATCCTCGGCGAGCTGGGGCCGGAGGACTTCCAGAAGGACGGCAAGCCCAAGCTGGACGCGCTGAAAGAGCGCCTGCCCGAATTGAAGGGCAAGATCACCTCCGCCCTGCGCGACGCGGTCTGGGACGCAGCCAAACCGGCCAGCTGAGATGATGCGCGCCCGCCCCCCCCGTCGGGCGTGCATTGAGACCTCGCGGGCCAACGCGAGGCTGCAACGTCTGAGCTATGGACGTGACGGCCGGGAGAGAACGGCACCCTATTCCTATCCCCGGCGGGATGCCGACGGGCAGTTCTGGGTTCCGGGGGCGGCCCAGCAATGAGAGAACGAGCCCCCGTCAAATCGAGGATGTCATGGCCTACGCGACGCTCACCGATATTATCGACCTGTATGGCGAGAATGCGCTGGTCGTTGCGGATCACGACCGTGATGGAGAGCCGGATCTGATCGCGGTCGACCGGGCCCTGAGCTCGGCGGCAGCCGAGATCGACACCTATATCGCCGTGCGCTATCCGTTGCCGCTGACATCGGTTGCGCCATTTCTCATAACGGTTTGTGTCGACATCGCGGTTTATCGCCTGGCTCTGTCGCATGACATTCTGTCCGAGGAACACCGCACGCGCTACGACGATGCAATCGCGTTTCTCAAACGCGTCGCCGACGGCAAGGCTGCGCTGATCTTCAGCAGTTCGGCCCCCGGCGAAGATGGTGAACCTGCCGCAGGTCCGCGCCCGATCGTTGCTGGTGGCCCTGAACGGCTGTTCTCCCGCGAAAAGATGCGAGAGCTATGATGACCGGCGTCAGTTTTGAAGCGGAACTGGATCTGTCGGAAGCGCAAGCCAAGCTGGCACGGTTGAGCACATCCGACCTGGACGCGTTGACCTACGCAATCGGGTCGCTGATCGAGGATCAGACCAAGCGCCGCATCAACAGTGAGAAGACAGCCCCAGACGGCACACCTTGGGCGCCCTGGTCGAAGGCCTATGCCGAAGGGCTGAAAGACATGGGTAAGACGGCCCGGTCGCTGCTGGTGGCCGAGAACCATTTGCTGACCTCGATCCAGAATTACACGACAGGCGAAACCGCACGGGTCGGCACCAATCTGATTTACGGGGCGATCCACCAGTTCGGTGGCGAGGCAGTCGGCATCCCGATTCCTGCACGCCCCTATCTGGGCCTGTCAGACGAAAACGCCCGCGAAATCACCGATCTGGTGGCCGATACGCTGGAGGACCTGTTGCAATGAGCGATCCACGCGCCGATCTGCTGTCTGCGCTGCCCGATATCATCGCTGATCGCGTCAGGCTGACCCTGCCGGATCTGCGCACCTGCCGCGGGCAGGCCGGGCGCTTCGACGTCGAGGCACTGAAGAAGATGAGCATCGCGGCCCCCGCCGTGCTGATCGCGACGACGCGCCTTTCGCAGGCCGAGATCTACGCCGGGCCGCATCTGAGCTATTCGATCGAGGTGGCCGCGTTCATCGTGACCAAGGATGCGCTGGGGCTGCCGCGCGACACGGCCGCCGCGAACATCTGCCAGGCGCTGCTCACGCTGATCCCGGAAAAGACCTGGGGAGAGCCGGGCGTCGGTGCCGCGCAGGGCGTGGTCGCGCTGCCGCTGATCACCGCCGCCCAGGACAAACTCTCGACTAGCCTCTGGGCGGTCAGCTGGCGCCACCAGATCGCGTTTTCCGCCCTGCCTGCGGGCGTGGCCCTGCCGATCGAGGTCTATGCCCCGGTCGATGTGCTGAACGGTGCCGCCGATCTGGGCGACTATGAGCCTGTCGGGGGGAACCCATGAGCTTTGCCGCCGCAGAAGCCGACCGCCGGATCGCCAATGGTGTGATGCTGGGAACAATCACTGCGATCAACCCCGGCGCCGCCCGTGCCCGCGTTGCCGTAGGCGATCTTGGCTCGCCCGAGCTTCCCGTCGCCCAGATGCGCGCGGGCGCGCTGTCGTTCTGGTGGATGCCGACGGTGGGCGAGCAGGTCGTGATCGTCTGCCCCTCTGGCGACATTGCCCAGGGCGTGATCCTCGCCTCGGTCTTTGCCGGCAATGCGCCCTCGACCGATGCCGCTGTGCCGATGATCGATCTCGGTGGCGGCAAGATGATCGTCAATGGCGACATCGAGGTGACCGGCGATGTGATCGCCTCGGGCGTCTCGCTTGTCCATCACACCCATGGCGGCGTCCTTCCGGGCGGCGCGAGTACAGGAGAACCCAACTGATGTCGAAGACCCAGACCTATGTTGCGCTTAACGATGGCCGCGTGGCCGGCAAGCGTGTCACCGCAGGCGACAAGATCGAGCTGACCGCGGCTCAGGCGAAGTACGAGCGCGTCCGCCTTGTCAACGAAGACCAGGCTGCGGAACCCGCCGACGCGACCCGCCCGGCGGCCAAGGCCAAGCGCGGCGCGGCGGAGGACTGAGATGATCGGTCTGTCGCGGCATACGGGCGAGGCGATCGACTTCGACGCGCATCTGTCGCAGTCGATCGAGGATATTCTGACCACCCCGATCGGGTCGCGTGTGATGCGACGCGACTATGGCTCGCAGCTGCCGCGGCTGATCGATGCGCCGCTGAACGGTGAAACCCAGATCGACCTCTTTGCCGCCGTGGCCGAAGCGCTGGCCACCTGGGAGCCGCGCCTGCGCCTGGTGCGTGTGTCGATCGATCAGGCAGAGGCGGGCCGCATCCAGATCTCGATGCTGGGCGAAACCCTGCGCGGCACGACCACCGTCACCTCGGAAGTCAGGAGTGCCGCATGAGCCGCTTCGCCGAGATTGATCTGTCGCAACTGCCTGCACCCGACGTTGTCGAGGCGCTGGATTTCGAGACCGTCCTGGCGGGCATGCGGGCCGATCTGCTGGTCCGAATGCCCGAACTCTCTGACGCCCTCGGCCTCGAAAGCGATCCGCTCTCGAAGCTGCTGGAGGCCGCGTCCTACCTTGCGCTCCTGCTGCGCCAACGTGTCAACGATGCCGCGCGCGCGGTCATGCTGGCCTATGCCACCGGCAGTGACCTCGATCAGCTGGCGGCACTGCTGGGCGTGGCGCGCCTGACGCTGGTGGCGGCCGACACCGAGGCTGTGCCACCTGTCGAGGCCGTGATGGAAAGCGATGCTGCCCTGCGCCGCCGCGCGCAACTGGCGCTGGAGGGCTACACCTCGGCCGGTAGCGTGGGCGCCTATGAGTTTCATGCCCGCTCTGCGGATGGGCGTGTCGCGGATGTGTCGGTGGTGTCGCCCAATCCGGGCGTCGTGCAATTGACGATCCTGTCGAGCTTGGGCGACGGCACGCCCGCCGGTGATCTGATTGCCGCAGTCGTTGATGCCGTCAACGCCGACGAAGTGCGCCCGCTGTGCGACAACGTCGTGGTCGTGGCGCCCACCATCGTGCCCTATGCGATCACGGCCGATCTGGAAATCCCGGTGGGGCCGGACGCGTCCTTGGTGCTGGCCGCCGCACAGACGGCAGTCGAGGCCTATGCGGCGGAAGTTCACGCCCTTGGCGCGACTGTCGCGCTGTCCGGTCTGCACGCGGCGCTTCACCAGGCGGGGGTGCGGCGGGTGCTGTTGACCCAGCCGGTAGCCGATATCCAAACCGATGTGACCGAGGCCCCGTATTGCACGGGCATCACCATCACGACCTCGGAGCCTGCCTGATGTCGATCCTGCCGCCCAATGCAACCGCGCTTGAAGCGGCCCTTGAAGAGGCCTTCAAATCGGTTCTCGCGATCGATGTGCCGATCGCACGTCTGTGGTCGACCAAGGCAATTCCGGTCGGGCTTCTTGGCTATCTGGCCTGGGCGCTGTCGGTCGATGAATGGGATCCGGCCTGGTCCGAGGGTCGCAAGCGAAAGGTGATCGCCGACAGTGTGATGGTGCATCGCCGGAAGGGAACGCCCTGGGCAGTCAAGCGCACGCTCGAACTCATGGGCTACGGCACGGCTGAGTTCACCGAATACGCGACCATGCCGAAGATCGGTGACGCCCCGCCCATCGGGGGCGACTGGTATATCGGTTGGAGCGGCATGAGCTGGGCCGACTACATCGTCACGATCAAGCAGCCCATCAAGCGCGAGGATGCCGACCGCATCGAGGCGCGCCTGGCATCGGTGGCGCCAGCGCGCTGCCGTCTGTGGAAAATCATCGTGGCCGACGGCGTCTACTACGCGATCGGCGACGGCCTGTGGACCATCGGGGCCGATATCGTGATCGGCGGCTCCTACAATTACGAGGTGCAGACCAATGCCTGATCCGAATAACTACACCCCGATCGACGAGGTCGAGGAGTGGAAAGCCACGATTCCCGCCTTGCAGGACGGTTGGCAGCCCAACGGCGGTCCCGTCGATCCGGCGAACAACGGCGGGCTCTTGAACTGGCCGCTTCTGCATCTGGCCTCGCGCACGCTCTGGCTCAAGGCGCAGGCGGAGCAGCTGGCGACCGATCTTGCGAATATCGACGTGACGGCGCAGATCAACGCCGCAATCGACGCGCTCGTGAACGGCGCGCCCGCAGCGCTCGACACACTGTCCGAGCTGGCAACGGCGCTTCAGGGAAATGACGACGAGATCGCGGCGCTCGTGGGCTCGATCGCCGGGAAGCTGTCGAAGGATCAGAACCTCGCCGATCTCACCGATGTGAACGCGGCGTGGAACAACCTCTACATCAAGAGCGCCGCGTCCTATGACGTCATCGACAATCCCAACCTCGCTGTTGACGGTGGGAAGTTGGCGTTGCGATCGAATGTTGCGGCGGCAATTGCTTCTGGGAAGTACGAAAGCCCAGAGACAGACGTTGCGCTCGGCACGACGACTACATTCGCGCATGGTCTTGGCGTCATGCCGTCAGAATACTCTTTGCGGCTGAAATGCCTGATTGCTGAGCATGGGTATTCGGTCGGCGACGAGACGGAGTTATCGCAAAACCAATCAACGTCTGGTGATTTCGCGGAGGCAGCCGTCTGGGCAAACGGAACTGAGGTTGGTGTCAGGACGTATACTGCTGTTCATGTGTTCTCCAGGTCTACCGAAGCTCGCTCGGTTATCACGACAGCAAACTGGAAATTCATCGCTCGGGCGCGGAAATAAAGACTTACCGCGCGCAAGCATCTGGCGGGCGACCAGCAGGCGATATCGTTGCCGGGTCGCTCAGCTAGGCCGAGGCGATGATCGCGGATCTCGGGTTGCAGGACGGGCAATGAGCCTTTGACAAGCCGCCCCTCGCAATGACAGAGTGAACAAATGTAGGGGTCGCCAATGGCGGCCCCGAATGCATTCAAGGGCGATGCGATGCGCGGTGAATGCGATGGTCTATGGGTCCAACCCGGAGATCAACATATGCCCGAGAGCTTCCTGCACGGGATCGAGACCGTCCAGATCGATGACGGTATTCGACCGATCAGCACCGTCAAATCGTCGATCATCGGCCTTGTGGGCACGGCCCCCGATGCCGATGCCCTGACCTTCCCCCTCAACACCCCGGTTCTTGTCACCGGCCCGCGCATGGCCGCAAGCCTTGGCGCCGGTGGCACGCTGAAGGACGCCTATGGCGCAGCCTATGCGCAGGGGATCAACGCCATGGTCGTCGTGCGCGTCGATGTCGGCGCGGATGCCGCCGAGACGCTGGCCAATGCCGTGGGCGACGAGACCCTGCAGACCGGTGCCTGGGCACTGCTGACGGCGGGCAACGTGACCGGCCAGACCCCGCGCATCCTTGCAGCGCCGGGCCACAGCGCGCCCGCTGCGCCCGCCGCGATCAATCCGGTCGTTTCGGTGCTGATGTCGATCGCAGGCCGCCTGCGCGCCATCGTCATCGCCGATGGTCCGAACACGACCGAGGCCGATGCCATCACCTATGCCGGCAATTTCGGCAGCGACCGGCTTTACCTGGTCGACCCGGCCGTGACGGTCTACGACGCCGACGATGCGGCCTATGTGACCCGCCCGGCCTCGGGCTATGTCGCGGGGATCCTCTCGCGCATGGATAATGAGAAGGGCTTCTGGTGGTCGCCCTCGAACCAGATCGCCGAAGGCGTCACCGGCACGGCGCGGCCCATCACCTTCGCGATCAGCTCGGTCGAGACCGAGGCCAACCGCCTCAACGAGGCCAAGATCGCCACCATCGTGCGTGAAAGCGGTTTCCGCCTCTGGGGTAACCGCACCCTGGCCACCGATCAGCTCTGGGCCTTTCTGCCAGTGCGGCGCACCGCCGACATGATCTACGAGAGCATCGAGCAGGGGATGCTCTGGGCCATGGATCGCCCGTTCAGCCAGCAGCTGCTGCTTGATCTGCGCGACAGCGTGCAGTCCTACCTCAACGAGCTGAAGGCGCGCGGCGCGATCCTGGGCGGCAAGGTCTGGCTCGATCCCGAGCTGAACACCCAGAGCACGCTCAAGGCGGGCAAGCTCTACCTCGACTTCGACATCGAGCCGCCCGCGCCGCTCGAACATCTCACCTTCCGCGCGCATCGCGAGGGCTCGTATTACGAAGAGCTCGTCTCGTCGGTCGCGGCCGTCCAGTAAGGAGACAGATCAATGTCGCTCCCCCGCACCATCCGCAATTTCAACGCCTTCGTCGACGGGATCAGCTATTTCGGTCGTGCGACCGAGGCCAAGCTGCCGCAGGTCAAGGTCCAGACCGAAGCCCATCGTGGCGCAGGCATGGAAGGCCCCGTCGGTATCGACATGGGGATCGAGGGGATGACCGCCGAGATCACCTTTGCCGAATGGGATCCTGCGCTGCTCAAGAAGCTCGGCCGTCAGGAGCGCTTCGTGTTGCGCCCGATGCAGATGGGCGAGGAGGACTTCGAGGCCACGACCATCATCGCCACGATGGGCGGGCTGATCGCCACCAATGAAACCGGCGATCTGAAGCCGGGCACGAATGCCACGCTCAAGATGATGATGGACGTGCGCTACTACCGCCTCGAGATGGACGGCGAGGAGATCTATGAAATCGACCTCGTTAACACCAAGCGCGTGATCGGCGGGGTAGATCAGATGGCCAGCGCCCGCAGCGCCATGGGCATGTGAGGGGTCCGATCATGGCAAAACTGACGCATCCGATCGCGCGCAAGGGCGGCGAAACCATCACCAGCGTGACCGTCCTGGAACCCACGACCGGCGCGCTGCGCGGGGTAAAACTCACCAATCTGCTGCAGATGGACGTGAGCACGCTGATCGCCGTGCTGCCGCGCATCACCCAACCCGCGCTGCTGCCCGACGAGGTCGCGGCGCTCAAGCCCGTCGATCTGACCAAGCTGGCCAATGAGGTGATCGGTTTTTTCGTCGACCCGGACGATCTGGCGGCACTGCAGAGCCAGGCCCCGATCAACTGAACCTGCCCGACGATGTCGAAGAGGCGATGGCGGATATCGCCGTCGTCTTTCACTGGTCGCCCCGCGACATGGACCCGATGACGCCGGTCGAACTGGCGCGCTGGTGGAACAAGGCGCGGGTGCGCGCACCGCAAGAGGAAGGAACGGATGGCTGATCTCAACGTCGCCCTGATCTTGCGGCTGGTGGACAAGGCCACGGCGCCAGCCCGCACGGCGCTGCGGCAGGTCGAACGATCGGGGGCCGCCATGCGTAGCTTTGGCGCTCAGCAGGTGGCCCTGTCGCGCAGCCAGATCGCCAATGCGCAGGCCCGCACCGGGGCGTTGGCGGGCGAAGCCGTGGCCTTGGCGGGCACGGGCTATGCGATGGTCAAGGCGCTTGGACCCGCCATCGAATTCGAGGCTGCGATGGCGAAGGTGGGCGCCGTGTCTCGCGCCTCGGATACGGATCTGTCGACACTTACCGACACCGCGCGCATGCTCGGCCGGGAAACCCCGTGGTCAGCCTCGCAGGCCGCCGAGGGCATGCAATACCTCGCCATGGCCGGGTTCGATGTGAACGAGGTGGTCGCAGCAATGCCTGGCATGCTGGCGCTGGCCTCGGCCGGGGCGACGGATCTGGGCAGCACCGCCGACATCGCCTCGAACATCCTGACCGGATTTGGCATGCAAGCCGGTGAGATGGGCCGTGTGGGCGATGTGCTGGTCAATACCGTCAGCAGCTCGAACACCACGGTCGGCATGCTGGGCGAGACCATGAAATATGTCGCACCGGCGGCGGCCTCGCTGGGCGTTGATCTGGAAACGGCGGCGGCCATGGCGGGGAGGCTGGGCGATGCCGGTATTCAGGGCAGCGAGGCGGGAACCGCGCTGCGCGGGATCCTGACCCGCCTGGCTGCCCCGTCCAAAGAAGCATCGGAGGCCTTGGAAAAGCTCAAGGTTTCGGTCTCCGACGCGAACGGCGACATGCGCGCGGTTCCTGACATCCTGGCGGATATCGACGAGGCGATGCGGGGCTATGGCGGCGCGGCACGCGCCGAAATGATCAAGACACTCTTTGAAACCGAGGCCATGAGCGCTGCGACGATCCTGTTGGGGCAGGCAGGATCCGGGTCACTGCAAAGCTACGCTGAAAGCCTGAAGGAGACAGGATCCGCCGCGCGCGTGGCCGCGCAGATCAA